TGAAAATCTTGCGCCATTCATGGCCGATTTTGCTGTCGACGCCACGATTGGTGGTTTGACCGTCCTCGGCATTTTCGACGACACCTACCAGGACGCCCTGGGCCTCGTCGCCGGATCGCAACCCGCACTCCTCCTCCCGACGTCTGACGTCGGTTTGGCCGGCGTCGGTGATTCCGTCACCGTCGCCGGCACTTCTTACACCATCGCCGCTGTCCAGCCGGATGGCGTCGGCATCACCCGCCTGCTGCTGAAATGAGCGCCCGCGAAACCATCCTCGCCGCCGTCGCCACCGCCCTCGCCGGCGTCGCCTCCGGCCGCGTCTATCGCAGCCGGCAGGAGCAGCTGCCCACGCTGCCCGCCGTGGTCATCACGCCCGAGCGCGAGGAGGCCGGCGAGTTCGCCCTGGGCGCCATGGATCGCCGCCTTACCGTCGCCATCGCCGTGCTGGCGCAGGGCGACACGCCCGACAGCGCCGCCGACAGCGTGCTGTCCGCCGCCTGGGCCGCCCTCTACGCCACGCCGGACCTCGGCCAGGGCAGCAACGTCCAGCTGCAGCCCCTGCACGACGTGGCCTGGGATTTCGACGACTTTGACTACGCGCGCGCCACCCTGCGCGTCACCTACACCTACCGCACCGCATCGGGGAGCATGTAATGGCACGCTATATCCGCAACACCGTCCTCCTGGCCAAGACCGAAGGCACCTACGGCACCGACCCGACGCCCACCGGCGCCGCCAACGCCGTGCTGGCCTCCAATGTCGCCGTCACCGTCGCCTACAACAACGTCGACCGCGACCTGATCCGCGGCTACTTCGGCGGCTCCGACCAGCTGGTCGGCACCCGCTCCGTCACCATCAGCTTCGACGTCGAAATCGCCGGCAGCGGCGATGCCGGCGTCACCGCCCCCGCCTGGGGGCCGCTGCTCAAGGCCTGCGCGTTTTCCGAAACCGACGCCGGCGCCTATTTTGAGTATGTCCCGGTCAGCACCGCCATCAGCAGCGTCACCCTCTACTACTACCTCGACGGCGCCCTGCACATCGTCAAGGGCGCCCGCGGCACCGTCAGCTTCAAACTCGGCGTCGGCGAACGCCCGCTGATGTCCTTCAACTTCACCGGCATCGACGGCGGCCTCACCGCCGCCGCCAACGCCACCCCCACGCTCACCGCCTGGAAGACCCCGGTGGTCGTCACCGACACCAACAGCGGCGACGTCAACTTCGGCTGCACCTACGCCGGCGGCGCGCTCTCCTCCGGCACCGCCTACACCTCGCAGGGCATCAGCATCGACCTCAACGCCGACGTCAAATTCCAGCCCCTGCTGGGCGGCGAAACGGTCGAACTGCTCAACCGCAGCGTCGCCGCCAGCGTCACGCTGGACCTCACCGCCGCCGATCAGGTCACCTTCATGACCGCCGTCAATGCCAACACCACCAGCTCGCTCGGCTTCACCCACGGCACCGCCGCCGGCAATATCTTTGTGTTCCACATGCCGGTGGTGCAGCGGATCAACCCGCGCGTCACCGACGTGGATGGCCGCGCCATGATGACCTACGACCTGCGCGTGCTGCCCAGCGCCGGCAATGACGAACTGAAGATCGTGGTCAAGTGATGATCCGCCTGGTGCCGAACCCGACATTCAAGTCGCGCGTGCGCTTCACCCAGCCCGGCGCCGAGGACGCGCTGGTGGAATTCGAATTCCGCCACAAATCCCCCGCCGCGCTCACCGCCTGGTGGCAGGCCGCCGAGGAGCGCCCCGCGCATGAGGCGCTGGCCGACGTCATCCTCGGCTGGTCCGGCGTGATCGACGACACCGGCGCCGACGTGCCATTCACCGCCGAGGCGCTGGCCGTGTTTCTCGCCGGCCACGCCCCGCGCGGGCGCGAACTGCTGGCCGCGTACCTGCGCGAGCTGACGGAGTCGCGCCAAAAAAACTGAAAGCGGCTGCCGTGGCGCTCATCAAGGGCGACACCGGCAGCCGGGTGACTGACGAAGTAGTGGATGCCGCCGCCGCCCTCGGCCTGATGGTCGAAGGCGGGGCAGAGCAGGGCGGCATCGACGTGTGGCCGGAAAACGAGGACGCAGTGCGCGCATTCATCAGCATGGGAACGCAGTGGAACGTCGGCATGGGCGGCCCCGTCGGCCTGCGCTATGAATCCCTGCCCGTCGTGCTGGATCTGCTCGGCATCGAGGCCGGCGCCCGCCGCGCCCTGTTTCCCGCCCTGCGCGTGATGGAACACGCCGCCCTGGAGGAATTCAGCCGTGGCCGATAACAGCACCCGCATCGTCATCACCGCCGACGACCGCGCCAGCGGCCCGCTCGGCAAGGTCGGCAGCGCGCTGGGCAGCCTCGGCAGCCAGTCGCAGGCCCTGACCGGCCTGATGGGCGGCCTCACCGCCGCCTTCAGCGTCGGCAGCATCGTCGCCTTCACCAAAGGCACCATCGACGCCGCCGACACCATGAACGACCTCAGTCAGCGCGTCGGCATCGGCATCAAAGAGCTGGCCGGCTGGCAGCTCGCCGCCGACCAGTCCGGCACCAGCATCGAAGCAGTCGCCCGCGGCGTCAAGGGCCTGTCGACCTACATGGTCGAACATGCCGACAAACTGCAGGCCGCCGGCATCACCGCCAAAGACGCCAACGGCGCCATGATCCAGCTGGCCGACCTGTTCGCCGCCATGCCCGACGGCGTCGAAAAGACCGCCCTGGCCGTGCAACTGTTCGGCAAAGCCGGCATGGACATGATCCCCATGCTGAACCAGGGCAGCAAGGGCCTCGCCGAATCGCAGCAAAAATCCGCCGACTACGCCGCCAAGCTAAAAGAACTCGCCCCGCAGGCCGACGCCTTCAATGATCTGCTGGCCGAACTGGGATTAAACAGCAAGGCCGCCGGCATCAATATCGCCAACTACCTGATGCCATCGCTGCTGCGGATCGCCGGTGCCATGAACGACATCGCCACCGGCGGCGAAAAGGCCCGCGCGGTGATGCAGGCGCTGGCCGACAATAAATATCTGCCGCTGATGCTGCGTGCCGCCGGTGGCATCGCCGTGCTGGCCGACAATGCCTCTGCTGCCGCCAATATCGGCCGCGGCGGCAGCCGGCTCTCGACCGGCCGCATCGGTGGTGCGCTGCCGGCCGAGGTAGCCCCCGAAACTGCCGCCGCCCTGGCCACCGCCCGCAGCATACTCGACAAATCCAAACCCGCCAAAACCGGCACCGACCCCGAAGCCGAGCGCCTGAAGCGCATGCTGGAACTCGGCCAGCGCAACCTCGCCGCCACGCTCGACAGCGAGGAAGAAATGCGCCTGATCGCCGAAAAGCGCGAAGCCGACGAAGCCAAGCACCACGCCGCCGCCCTGGCCCGTTTCCAGGAGCGCATCCAGGCCCGCGAACTCGAGGAATACTACGCCACCGCCGGCGAAGAAACCATGCGCGAAGTCATGGAAAAGCAGAACGCCGCGCTGAAAGAGCAGAACAACCTCGCCAAAGACCTCGGCATGACCTTCACCAGCGCCTTTGAGGACGCTATCGTCAGCGGCAAGGGCTTCTCGTCCGTGCTGCAGGGCCTGGCACAAGACCTGTCGCGCATCGTCGTGCGCAAGTCGATCACCGAGCCGCTGGGCAACGCGCTCTCCAGTTCGCTGTCGAAAATCAGCTGGTCCAGCCTGTTCGGCAACGCCGACGGCGGCGTCTACACCTCGCCCTCGCTCTCGGCCTACAGCGGCAGCATCGTCTCCAGCCCGACGCTGTTCAAGTTCGCCAACGGCGCCGGCTTCAACACCGGCCTGATGGGCGAAGCCGGCCCCGAGGCCATCCTGCCATTAAAGCGCGGCAGCGACGGCAAGCTGGGCGTGCAAGGCGGCGGCAACGTGCAGGTGGTGCAGCACATCAGTATCGACGCCCGCAGCGACCAGGCCACCATCATGGCCGCCATGGTGCGCGCCAAGGAAGCCGCCAAAAAAGAAATCCTCGAATCCATGCGCCGCGGGGGTGCCTTCGCATGACCACGCTGACCTGGCCCACCCTGACGCGCGCCACCCCGGCGGAAATCGAGTGGTCGCTGATGTCCAACACCCAAACCTTCACCAGCCCGCTGTCCGGCGCCGTGCAGACCGTTGAAATGCCCGGCGCCCGCTGGCGCGCGAGTTTCACCCTGGGCGAACTGGATGCCGCCGACGCCGCCGCGCTGCAGGCCTTCATGGCGCAACTGCGCGGCCGCAGCGGTCGCTTCTACCTGTACAACTTCGCCCGCCCCTCGCCGCGCGGCACCGCCACCGGCACCCCGCTGGTCAAGGGCGCCAGCCAGACCGGCACCAGCCTCGCCATCGACGGCCTCGCCGCCGGCGCCACGCTGCTGGCCGGCGACTTTTTCGAGGTGGGTGGCGAGCTCAAGATCGTCACCGCCACCGCCACCGCCAACGGCAGCGGCGAGGCCACCGTCAGCTTTGAGCCGCCGCTGCGCGCCTCCCCGGCCGACAACGCCGCCATCACGCTGACGCAGCCCAAGGCCACCATGATGCTGGAAGACGACGCCGCCCGCGTCACCACCCGCGCGCCCTTCTGGAGCAGCGTCTCGATCACCGCCATCGAGGCCTTCTGATCATGGCGCGCACGCTGACCACCGCCACCGAAAACGCCCTGGCCGCCAGCCAGGTGCGCGCGCTGATGTTCGTGCTGATGGATTTCCCCTCGGGCTATCTGCGCGTTAACAACAGCGCCATCACCTTCACCTGGGACGGCGCCAGCTGGCTCGGCGTCGGCAACCTCGGCAGCATCGACGCCGTCTCCGAAGGCATCGGCCTCGATGCCCGCGGCCTCGCCTTCCGCATTTCCGGCGTGCCGGCGGCCAACATCGCCATCGCGCTCGGTCAGCAGTATCAGGGCCGCGACTGCAAGGTGTGGCTGGCCCCGCTGTCGGAAGCGCACGCCATCATCGCCGACCCGGTGCTGGTCTTCCACGGCCGCATGGATGTGATGGACATCGAGCTGGGCGAAACCGCCACCATCACCGTCACCGCCGAATCGCGCCTGGCGGATTGGGATCGCCCCCGCATCCGCCGCTTCAACCACGAAGACCAGCAGATCGACTGGCCCGCCGACAAGGGCTTTGAATTCGTGCCGCAAATGGCCGAAAAGGAACTGCGGTGGGGGTACTGATGGCCGCGCCCGAACTCGTCCGCCGCCAGGGCTGGGAAACCCGCCTCGCCACCGTCATCGCCATGGCGCAGGACCAGGACTACCAGCTCGGCGTGCATGATTGCCTGCGCTTTTCCTGCGCCTGCATCGAGGCCCTGACCGGCCACGACTTCTGGCCGCGCTTTGCCGGCTACGGCAACAAACGGCAGGCGCTGGTCACCATCGCCCGCATTGCGCCCAGCCTCGGCGAAGCCGTCAGCGTTGTCCTCGGCCAGGCGCCGGGGCCGGTGCCGGCGGCCCGCCGCGGCGACCTGCTGCTCTACCGCGACCCGCTGGCCGAACACCACCTCGGCGTCGGCAACGGCGAACGGGTGCTGGTGCTGGCCGATCGGGGGCTGTGGCAGGTGCCGCTGGCCGACCCCGGCCTGATTGCCGCCTGGAGGATCGGCTGATGCCCGCCGCCGTCGCCGCTGCCGTCGTCTCCAGCATGGTCGCCGAAGCCGTGGTCGGCGCCGTCGTGGCCGACTTCGTCATCGGCACCGTCGCCTCGCAGGTGATCGGCGCCGTCGCCGGCATGGCCACCAGCGCCGTGGTGGGGCAGGTGCTGCACGGCGGCGACAGCATCCCCCCCACCAGCTCGGCCGGCTTCTCGGCCCAGCAGGAGGCGCGGCTGCAGGTGGTGCGCAGCGCCGTGACCAACCGCAACGTGGTCTATGGACGCGCCATGGTGTCCGGCCCGCTGGTGTTTGCCGCCTCGACCAACGACAACAGCACCATCCACCTGGTCGTCGCCCTGGCCGGCCACGAGTGCGACGCCGTCGAAGAAATCTACTTCAACGACGAACTGGTCGGCGCCCGCGATGGCAGCGGCAACGTCACCGCCGGGCGCTTTGCCGGCCACGCCATGGTGCGCGCCTACCTCGGCGCCGCCGACCAGGCAGCCGACAGCGAGCTGGTCGCCGCCGGCGTCGGCTGGACCAGCGACCACCGCCTGCGCGGCGTCACCTACCTCTACCTGCGCCTCACCTTCAGCCGCGACGTTTTCCCGCGCGGCATCCCCAACATCAAGGCCGTGGTGCGCGGCAAGAAACTCTACGACCCGCGCACCGCCACCACCGCCTGGTCAGACAACCCGGCCCTGGCCGTGCGTGACTACCTGACAGCATCCTACGGCCTCGCCTGCGCCAGCACCGAGATCAGCGACAGCGCCATCATCGCCGCCGCCAACATCTGCGACGAAGATGTCGCCCTGGCCGCCGGCGGCACCGAAAACCGCTACACCTGCAACGGCGTGATCGACCTCGGTAACAGCCCGCGCCAGATCCTCGAGTCGCTGCTCTCGCCAATGGCCGGCGTGCTGACCTGGCAGTCCGGCGTGTACCGGATCTCGGCCGGCGCCTACACCGCCCCCGCCGTCACCCTCACCGCCGACGACCTGCGCGGCGCCGTGCGCGTGCGCCCGCGGGTGCAGCGGCAATACCTCTTCAACGGCGTGCGCGGCACCTACGCCAGCCCCGACAACGAATGGCAGCCCAGCGACTTCCCCGCCGTCGCCAACAGCACCTATGCCAGCCAGGACGGGCAGGTGATCTACCGCGACATCGCCCTGCCGATGACCACCAGCCCGGCCACCGCGCAGCGCCTCGCCCGCCTGCAGCTGGAGCGCGGCCGCCAGGGCATCACCATCGACATGCCGTGCAAGCTGACCGCCTTCCGCGTCGCCGCCTGGGACGTCGTGCGCGTCACCCTGCCGTCGCTCGGCTGGTCGGCAAAGGAATTCCGCGTGGTGAACTGGCAGCTGGCCGACACCGGCGGCGTCGATCTCACGCTGCAGGAGGAAGCCGCCGCCAGCTACGACTGGACAACGGCCATGGAAACGGTGATCGACCCCGCGCCGGACACCGACCTGCCCGACCCCTTCACCGTCGCCGTGCCGGGCGTGCCATCCGTCACCGAATCGCTGTATGAAACGCGCGAAGGCGGCGGCGTCAAGGCCCGCGCCACCGTCAACTGGGGTGCCGCAGCCGACGCCTTTGTCGCCGGCTACCGGCTGGAATACCGGGTGACCGGAACCAGCGACTGGACCGTGCTGCCCGACACCGCCGCCACCGCCGTCGAAATCAACGACGTGGCCCCCGGCCGTTACGATCTGCGCGTCAAGGCCATCAACACCCTCGGCGTCGGCAGCGCCTACGCCACCCGCAGCAACATCGAAATCCTCGGCCTCGCCGCCGCCCCTGGCGCCGTGACCGGCCTCTCGCTGCAGGCCGCCGGCGGCCTGGCCGTGCTGACATTCGACCTGCACCCCGACCTCGATGTCCGCGTCGGCGGCAAGATCCGCGTGCGCCATTCCGCCAGCCTGGCCGGCGCCACCTGGGAATCCTCGGTCAGCATCGGCGAGGCGGTCAATGGCACCAGCACCGTCGCCGTGCTGCCGCTGAAGGCCGGCACCTACCTGCTGAAAGCCGAAGACAGCAGCGGCATCCAGTCCGTCGCCCCCGCCAGCATCAGCACCAAGCAAGCCACCGCGCTCGCCTGGTCCTCGCTGGCCACGGTGCAAGAGGACGACGACTTCACCGGCACCCATAGCGACACCGTGGTCGAAGACGTCGGCGGCGTCGGCATCCTGCAGCTGGAATCCATCGGCACCATCGACGCGCAGCCGGATTTCGACGCCATCGACAACCTGGCCGCCATCGGCGGCATCCTCGCCGACGGCACCTACGACTTCGCCACCGGCATCGACCTCGGCAGCGTCAAGCACGTGCGCCTGACCAGCCGCATCGTCGCCCAGGTCATCAATGCCCTCGACCAGTTTGATAGCCGCGCCGGCGACATCGACGCCTGGGCCGACTTCGACGGCACCACCGGCGCCAGCGCCGACGCCTGGGTGGAAGTGCGCGAAACCGACGACGACCCCGCCGGCAGCCCGACATGGAGCAGCTGGCGCCGGCTCGACGCCGCCGAATTCATGGCCCGCGGATTCGACTTCCGCGCCCGCCTCACCACCGCCGACCCGGCCTACAACATCCAGATCAGCGAGCTGCGCATCGCCGCAGACGAAATCGTTTAACCAAGGGAGCCGACATGAGTCAGCACGACATGAACATCGCCAACGCCGACGGCGCCACCGTCCGCGCCGACCTCAACAACGCCCTGGCCGCGCTGGTCAGCCAGAGCAGCGGCGCCACCGCACCATCCACCACCTTTGCCTATATGTGGTGGGCCGACACCACCACCGGCATCCTGAAGCGCCGCAACGCCGCCAATAGCGCATGGATCTCCGTCATGGATCTGGCCGCCGGCCTGATTGTCGGCACCGATGTGCAGGCCTACGACGCCGACACCGCGAAGTTAGACGTAGATCAAAGCTGGACAGGATCTCAGCGGGGAACGATAACTACTGATAATGATTTGTCGTTTGACTTATCTGCTGCAAACAATTTTAGCTGCACGCCTGGATCTAGCGGAACATTGACATTTACCAACATTGCTTCGTCATCAGGGCAAAGCGGTACGATCAAACTTGTTAATGGGTCAAATTACACAATTTCGGCGCATACAAACACAAAAATCACCAGCGCCAACCTGACAACGGTATCGGCAACAGGGACATATCTTATTGGGTATTTCTGTGACGGTACGGACGTTTTCTGTACAGCATCAGGGAAACTCGCATGAGCATTATCTTCTCTACTGTCATGGGCGGCGCTAGCACAGTACCCGTTGAATATCTGGTTGTCGGCGGCGGTGGTGGAGGTGGCGGTGGTGCGGTAGCTGGTGCGGGGTCTGGTGGTGGTGGAGCAGGAGGATTTTTAACCTCCACTCTTGACTGTGTTATTGGTCAATCGTATTCGGTAACTGTTGGTTCTGGCGGAAGTCCTGGAGCTAATGGCGCAAACGGAAATAAAGGCAACGACTCTGTATTTGGATCGATAACTGCGGCTGGTGGTGGTTTCGGTTCTTATGCAAACCTATCCAGCGGCGGTGATGGTGGCTCTGGTGGTGGATCAGGAAGAAACACCGGAGGACAAGTTGGCGGAACGGCATCTCCTTCTGGACAAGGAAACAACGGTGGCACTGGTAATAATGCCGTCGATTACCGTGGTGGCGGTGGTGGCGGTGCCTCTGCTGCGGGTGCAGACGGTTCTTCTACAGGAAACGGTGGAGCAGGTACTGCGTCTTCCATCACGGGGTCTTCTGTTACCTATGCCGGCGGCGGTGGGGGTGGCTTGTTTGCTGTTTCTGGTGGAACGGCTGGTTCTGGTGGCGCTGGTGGTGGTGGCGCAGGTGGCAATGCCACTTCGTTTAACGGGACGTCAGGCACTGCAAACACCGGAGGCGGTGGGGGTGGTTCTGGATGCAACAACTCTAACGGTGGAACCGGCGGAACAGGTGGTTCTGGGGTTGTAATCATTCGCTATCCGAATACATATCCCGCCCCGACAACCATTACGGGAACCTATACAGACATCAGTTATACGGGATACCGCGCCTATAAGTGGACTTCAGGTTCTGGTTCTGTGACTTTTTAGGAGTTAATCGTGGAATACATTTATATCCGAAACGGTAGGCGATTTGACATCAACGCAGATCATGAAATTGATGGTGAAAAATTTGGATTTAATTCCTTTTTGAATAAAGACATTCAATCGCGTTTTAACATTGTCAAGGTTCCTGTTCAAACGACACCGGAAGACTACAGCGAGGAAACCTACTACCGCACCGAGCAGGATGATGCTCCGTATGTGATCTACACCAAAAAGTCGGATGAGCAGATTCAGCAGGTGTGGTGGAACAAGGTTAAGCAACAGCGTGACGAACTGACGGAGAACGGCGGGTGTCTCCATTCCGGCTATTGGTTCCACACCGACACCAAGAGCAAGCAGCAGCAGATGGCGCTGGCGATGCTGGGTCAAGACCTCCCAGCAGGTATTCAATGGAAGACGATGGACGGCAGTTTTGTCGAGATGACTCCCGCTCTGGCGCAGTCGTTGTTCGTGGCTCAGGTGGGCCGTGAGCAGTTGCTGTTCTTCATCGCGGAACAGGTAAAGAACACGCCGTTTGTCGATGTGGCATGGCCGGAGAGGTTTGCCCCGTGAAGGTCGCCTTCATCTACTCCACCTCGAAAATCAGCGGCAAGCTGACGAAGTGGTGGACGGATTCCTACTGCTACCACGTCGGCTTCGTGGATGAGGATGCCGGTTACTTTTACGACATGAATCTTCTGTTCCGTCGCCGTCTGTGGCCTTGCTACGGGGCCGAGAACGTCAGGCTGGTGGATACCCCTGTCATGGTGACCCGCGCCTATCTTGAGGACAAACTCTCCACGGACACGCAGGTTTATGGGTGGAAAGACTACCTGCTGTTTGCCCTGCGTCCGCTGTTCCACCTGTTCGGTAAATCCACCCCGAATGTTGGTGGAGTCATCTGTTCCGAGATGGTCTACAACGTCCTGAAGGATCACGGGTGGCACGTCACTTTTGATGAAGTTCCGTCGCCAGCCGATCTTGAGAAAGCGATTACATGATGCACCAGTCCATCATCGCCGCCTCGCTCTCTAATGTTGATTGACAGCGCCATGAACCTCACCGCCCACTTCACCCTGGCCGAACTGACAGCCAGCGACTACGCCACGCACACCGGCATCGACAACCAGCCCACCGACCCCGCCGTGCTGGCCAACCTGCACCTGCTCGCCGACGGCCTGGAGCGCGTGCGCGCCGTCCTCGGCCAGCCGATCCACATCAGCAGCGGCTACCGCAGCGAAAAATTGAACGCCGCCGTTTCCGGCTCGCGTACCAGCGCGCACCTCAAGGGCCTCGCCGCCGACATCCATGTGCCGGGCATCACCCCCCGCGGCGTCTGCCTGCGCCTTTCCGCCGTGGCCGACGCCATCGGCTTTGACCAGCTGATTTTCGAGGGCAGCTGGACGCACATCGGATTCCCCGAAGCCGACGCCGAACCGCGGCGCCAGATCCTCACCGCCATCTTCAAACCCGGCCGCCCCACCACCTACGTCGGCGGCATCGCTTAGGAGGCCCACCCCATGGATCCGATCAGCCTCGCCCTGAGTCTCGCCCCCCTGGTGCCGAACCTGGTGAAGTGGATCACCGGCAGCGACAAATCCGCCACCGTCGCCGAAAAGGTGGTCGATGTCGCCAAGGCCGTCAGCGGCCTGCCGGACCCCGTCGATGCCGTGCAGGCCATCCTCGCCGACCCGGCGCTGGCGCTCAAGTACCAGGAAACCATCGCCGCCATGGAAGCCGACCTCGAAAAGGCCTACCTAGCCGACCGGCAAAGCGCCCGCCAGCGCGACACCGAATACATCAAGGCCGGCCGCCACAATTGGCGAGCCGACATCCTCGCCGCCCTGGCCGTCGCCGGACTCATCATCTGCGTCTGGTTCGTCGCCCGC